CCCATATATTCAACTTGATCAGCTATAGCTTTTACCGCTTTACTTGCTTCGTCAGTTGCTTTTTCTCCTTCTGTTCCTATCAATTTGCTTAAGTCTATAGCCGCACCAGTAGTAGTGGGTGCCTTCTTTGGAGCAGTAACTGTTGGAGTGATCTCAATTTTCGCTTTTCGTTCTTTTGACATTAACTCATCAATGATTTTGTCAAGTTCTTGATATTCTTGAGCCGTTATAGGATATTTACCATGCCGCTCAGCAAAAATTTCACCTGCTTGCTTCATATATTTCGATCGATCCAATACCTCAGCTGAAGTCCTGCCTGTAATTTGTTCCTGTGCCTTGCTGAATTTATATAATTCGTATGTTACCGCAGCTATTGCCGCAGCAGCCAATACCCACGGTGCACCAGGAAGCGCAAAAGCCGCCATTACCACACTGCTCAGGTTTCTTACAGCATTGATCGTTGCGCTGATTGCAATCAGTAATGGCCCGCCAACGGCTAGAGCCCCTGCAAATTCAACTATTCCCCTTCTTGATGAATCGCTCATATTTGCAATTGACGTGGCAAGTTCTTCTGATTTACGTTGCAAAGTCGGGATTATGCTTTCTGCGATGTTTAACATTTCAGTTCCTAAAGGTTCTAATGCTAACATGATTGAACGTCTTACTCTTACAATCTTTTCATCGAACGAATCCGTACTTGCTGATGTTTGTTGTATAATTCCATCTGCTCTTTGAAGAGCATCTGCTAAAGCTTCAACTGAAAAACGCCCTTCACGTATAGCAACTGCCATTTCTGCTCCTGAACGTCCAAACACTTTAACTGCAATACTGGTTGCTTCTGCATTGGTTTTTGCTGTTTGAATCTCTCTTACTAATTGTGCAAAAGCTTGGTTGGCATCAGTTACTCCAGCACGTGCCATTTGATTTAAGCCCATAGCAAGAGAGCTCATGATACGCTCAAGGTTAACGCCTTCACGCTCAAATTGTGCTAGTAAAGCTATAGATGAATTGAGGTCAAACCCTAAAGATTTTAACGATGCTGCGTAGTAGTAAAGTTGACTAGATAATGTGCTCATACCAACGCCAGTATCTTGCGAAGCTTTAAATATTTTATCTAGGAAGCTGCTCATTTGATCAGCTTCGACTCCCCAGCTTTGCATTGCTTTTGCGCTTTCTGATACAATTGCATTAACATCTTCATTAAGCATACGTGAAGCATCTAGTGCTTGTTTTGAAATGTCATGTAGAGCTTTACCAGTTAAACCAAGTCTTGTATTATAATCAGCTATAACTTTTGCTGAATCTTCAAAGCTTTGTGTAACCGATGTAGCTAATTTGCGCCACTCTTGTTCTAGCCCTTTTAATGCTTCACCTTGTGCTCCCGTACCACGTGCAATAATATCTAATGCTTCATCTACGTCAAGTGCTGCTTTTACAGCAACTCCGCCAATAGCGACAAGGGGTGCAGTAAGTGCTTTGCTCATAGCTATGCCACTTTGTCTCATATTATTACTAATTCTCGCTAGTTGTTGATCAACCTTATTCCAACTTAGCGACATTTGAGACAACTTCGTTGTCATACCTTCTATTTGTTTTTGTGCTGCTGCAACACCTTGATTGAATTTACTAGCATCAAGTGATATTGTGCTGTACAGCTCTCCAACCTTTAACGCCACTGCTACACCCCCCACACTCTCTTTACTGCCTTTTCTGCCGCTACTGGATCTTCGATGATCTGCTCTCGAGGTTGTTTAGCTTGACTAATTACGTTTATAAGCGTGCTGTTCATTCCAAGACCTGCAAGTAAAGTAAGAAACCTACGCCACGACAAAGTATCTAATTCTTTGACCAAGTTAATGCCATACTCTCGTTGAAAGTCAGCTTCAATTAGCCCCCATTTTTCGATGATGTCTACCGCTTCTTGCTCGTTTTTTTTTGGTCGTCTTTTGCTTCATCTTCTGGTTCGACACCTCGGTAAAGACTCCATATCCACTCAAAGATACGTTCAAATTCTTGAATAGTCACACCATCAGCCATCATCTGGTCGAATTGCTCTCTGCCTAAAACGTCGACTCCCATTTGTTCAAGCTCCAGCTCTGATAGTGCTCCTTCCATGCCCTTATTGCGTCGTATCTTGTCGAGTCGCACTACAGCACCAAGAGAAGGTGAAGGAGGGACGGTATATTCACGCCCCTTCACCTTGAATGTAATATTCTCCTGATGTGCTTCAGCAAAGAATGCGTCGAAGTCCCTATATTTATTAGCCATGTGCATCCTCCTTAAGCTACATTTCCAGTAACAGTTATCGTTGCCCCCCAGCTCGTTACGTCATTCGTCCCGCCGCCCACATCCGCAGGCTCAACGCTGCCACTAAATTCCATGACTCTCCCCCCAGGGGTAGTGAGCTTGAAGTCTCCTATTGCTTCTGCGCCTATTTTGCTGGCGAGCTCATCGATGACAGCTTGCCCAGCATCACGCACTCCAGCTTCATCCTCAAGAAAGAACCCACCGATAGTCAAGGTTCGTCCTCGTTGAGCTACGAGGTGCTCGCCCCACCCCTCACTATCAAAGCCAGTGGTATCTGCGTCAGTTTTGCCTCCACCAAAGGTGAACGTATTGATACCACCTACATCGACAAAAACACTTGAACTATTCTTTACTTGTATTGTCCATTCTCTTGCAAGAACTCTCACTACAGGCATCTATATCCCTCCCTGTGTTATAACTGTGTAACCTTACCGCTTATAGTCAGCGTAACTCCCCATGACGTCGTGTCGTTGTTTCCTCCACCGATGTCGCCCATTTCAGCTGAAGCATAAAATGTCTCAGCTTTACCACCAGGTGAAGTCTTCTTAAACTGAGCTATGCTATCAGCTCCTATTTTTGTGCACAGAGCATCTACTGCTTCTTGCCCCTCGTCCCTATCGCCTGTAACTGCGCTCTTTACGGTAACTCCAGTAGTGTTCGTATCAGCAAATGATACGGTGAATGCTTCCCCGCTTGTATGCTTTACAGTCACGGTATCACCAATGCTATATGCTGACCAGTCTGTATCTTCGTCGATCTCCTGCGCTATCTTAGTTGCTACTGTTCTAACAGTGTCATCTTTAACAACTGCAACTATTATGTTTTCAGCTACGCCCTTATTTAATGTGACTGTGACATTACCGCTTGCAGTTACCGCTCCCGTCAGCACTTTTATCCGTGCTATGAATTGGCCGTTTTCTTTTGGCACCTCAAGATAGCTTCCCTGTAGAGTCAGCGTGCGGCCACGTTGTACTGGTAGATGTTCTGACCATCCTTGGCTATCAAAGCCCGTCGTATCTGCATCGGTCTTGGTGCCACCCCAAGCAAAGGAATTTAGCCCTCCAATTTCCTTCCAGTCGCCATTATCGTTTATTTCAAACTTCCATCCTCGTGCCAATACACGATCTATTGCCATCTACTCACCCCCTATACATAGAAGGTCGCTTGACCTCTATCGCAAAATTTAAAGTATACATATGCCGTCCATTTTCGTCCTGTCCAATGTAGATAGGTTCGCTTTGTATCCCTTCACATTTTACCACCCAATATCCTCCAGCAACAAAAGCTCCACTTCCAAAGCCATGTAGCGCATCATATATTGCCATTGCTTTTTCATATCCAGTGCGAGGGTCAACCGTTCCCCTGACCAATATTTGAATCGTCGGTAGGTCGTAGTCATGCTTTATCGATGCGTTGTATCCTCCAGAAGGATTAACAGCAATGGCAAATGAGGGCTCCGCTGGCAGCTTCCCCATGAAGATATTGTTTGTGCCACCAGTCTCGCTGTAACTTACAATTCCTTTGTTAGCTAAATATCTCATTATATCCGTTACTATGCTCATTTATGAGCTTCCTCCAAGTGTCTCCTGATATACTCCACTACTCTATCGGCCTGTTCATTAACTGTTAGCTCAAGCCACTTCCAACGTGCTTTAGGATCGGTGTATCGAAGTCCTGGCTCCTCGTGCATCCTTATTGCATACGGTGTATCGTAATAAACCGACCCCTGAAGCGATAACTCGTCAACGTCTGTGCTTCCTGATCGCTCCAGCGTGCCTTCTCGGTATGGGTTAGTCTTGTTTGCTTCAGTTAAAAGATATTCAACGGAATCACGCAATGCTTTTACTTGTGCTTCCTGTATCTTCTTTTTTACGTCATCGCCATACCAACGCATAAACACGCTCATTTTAACGTCACTTCAGTGTGATGTGGCTTCGAGTGAGCAAGCGGGTTGTCGAACCTTGCAGAAGTGATAACTTCATAGTCTTCGCCTTCAAACGTGATGATGCTTTTAGGAGGTGGCTCGTAGTTGGGATGCATGAAAGCACGTGCGCTGGAGACTATCTCTTGTCCGTTGCTATCTCTTACGAGTTCATGCTTCTTCTCAAAGTAACATCGAGCAATATATGAGCTACCATATGATGGCCCATATGGCCCATCTCCTTGATATTCTTTGATGGTAATGGTGTGAATTAACAACACATTCGGTATCATTTAATGTCGACTCCTCTATAAAGCAGGCCCTCCATAAACAAAGCTTGGTAAGCCCGAGGTGCCAACTGAAGCTGAGGAGTGGAAGCGGTGCTACTACCACGTGATACGCTAAAACTGCCTAAAGATAAGCTGCCGTAAGTCTCAAGTAGTCCAATATGGTCTCCAGTTTCGTGCCAATATTCAACCTGTGCACAGACAGCCAGCTTGGCAGCTTCGAGGTGGCTTAGGTTGGTTATGTCAACCTTGCCAAGGGTGTAATGGTCGACCAGTAAGCTGGCCATTTCAAGTAGCCGCTCTGAGTCTTCTTCGAGTTCAGCTTCTGTAACATCCAGATATTCTGCAAGTTCCTCAAGCGTCGCATAAGCCATGTCAGCCACCTACTAACTAATGAATTTCGATAATGCGAGCGTCAACAGAAGCAGTGCTGCCTATAGCATAAACCTTTTGACCAGGAACGAGGTTGAGAAACAAATGCTCTCCTGCTTTAATGGGAAATCCATTGCTTGCTGTAACGTTGCTGTCCGTCCCTATATATAGCACTGTAGTATCTGAGCTGGCGTTGGCTACCATTAGTCCAGTTCTGCCTGGTATGGCGGCAGTTCCGATTTTCAGCTCCACAGCCGTGGTTCCGACTGTCACCTTGCCATATTTGGTCTCTTTGTTAATTGTCCTGAGCATACTCACAACTCACCACCTCGCAAAAGAGGGTAGGGGCGCACGGCCCCTACGCCTCTCGTATCCCTGCAACTCCGAAGTATACATCGAGTATCTTGACGCCATTATAAGCAGTTCCTACTGTGTTTCCAGGATCGAGTATGTTCTTAGCTGCCGATCCGCTTGCAGCATCAACGGTCTGCGTCCATGTGCCTGGAGCTATGACTGCTCCGTTGTGATATACGGCCAACACGGTAGGAGCGTCTGCCTTAAACGGTAGTCCTATGCCTTGGCCGAGTCCGACCTTCACGTCTCCTAAGTCTGAAAGTGTGACTGCTGCAGCAGCTGCATCCGTAAGGCTTGAGTCAAGTTTGAGGTCGGCAACGATACCAGGATCGAATGTTATCGTGAAATTAGATCCAGTTACAACGGCCACGTTGCCTGCACCATAAATCGCTTCAAGTGCAGTCTGAATAGCTGCAGCTGTTGCATTGTAAGCTATATCGGCAGTCCAGCCATCAACAGCATTACCAAGCTTATAGGTGCCACCAGTGGGAGTATCAAGCGCAAGAATATACTCTTCGCTATGTGTGACCTTTATCGATGTAACTGAAGCAAAAGCTTGGCTTGTGGTAATGGCGAATGGAGTCGCTGGTATCGTCTTAGCTTCAGAAATGAGACTGCCTAAGGCATCTCTACCGAAAACAGTTACTACAGCACCTTGAGAGTCAGCGTCCCCTGTTATAACTAACTGTCGTGCGATATCGGGTTGTCCGTCAGGTTCATATTCATTGCTCCCAGCCGCAAGCGTAACCGTCTCTAAAACACCATCGGTGTCTTTTGCGTCAGGAGCAACCGAATACCACGCCACTCTAAGCTCAGGTAGCTTAACAACTGAATTATTAGCACCACGAGCGACTTGAATTTCCTGCCCGTGGTCTATAAACCCACCTTTTGGGTAATTAGCCATTTACATCTCTCCTTTCAGCTAAAAGTGGGGAGTTTCTCTCTCCCCACTTACGCAGTCATTACAGCGAACGGATACTTAGTAGCTCGGTTGGTTCCGAGTGCATGAATCGGATTAGGAACCGCCCAGCCAAGTCTCATCACGACTCGCAATGCTACCATGTCATTCTGCATTAGATTAGCGACAACAGTTCCTGCGCTGCTAGTAATGACTCCCTCCCTGAAGATATCAAAGCGCATATCTGACCTAATGCTATAAACTGCCTGGTTCATGTCACCAACTATAAACCTTGCAGTCGAGCTTCTGAAGGTTCCATTACGCACATACTCGATCGGTAATCCCCAGAAAGTGCTTGGTTGACCTTGTGCTAAAGATGGAGTAAAGAGCAAATTACCAGAAGTATCCCTAAGGTTGCGAAGATCCTTCTTGGCCGTGGGGTCAATTATCCACCCATTCGGATCATACCCTACGGCTTCCAATACTCCCATTAGCTCCGATGCATCCTCGCCAAGGTCAGCTCCAGTGCCTTCAGCAACAGTGAAACCACGGCTTATTGCGGTTGACACAATGCCACTTGGCCATGAGGTTGGTCGCCCCTGGCCCCATATTACAGCATTGTCGATGGCTATACCAAAAGCTTCGACTATGCGAGGTCGTATTTCGTCCCATATAGGATACTGGCTATCCTCTAATACATCCTCACCTATAGGTAGGATGATCGCCAACGGCTCAGCGTGGATGTAAACATTCGTCCACTCCATTTCATGAGTGTCTTTTAGTCCAGGAACCCCAGCATCAGCAACACTTGCCGGAGCCTCCTCATCTGTTCCTGTTACAAGGTTGTCGTTTTCGGTCGCTGCGATGAAGCTAGCTGCTCCCATTGAATTGAGAACAGGCATCCTCAACGTCCTAGAGCTCATATTCGGCAATCGTCTAAACAAACTTAGAACTGCCGATGCTTCGGTAATACCATTTATTACTTCATTAGCTACTTCCTGCGGGATGAGAGGAAGCGCATCTGCTTCAGAAGTAAAATACTGTCCCGAGGTTCCTATTTGTGCCATTTACATCGCTCCTTTCTTTTTTAACGTCTCGCCATCTTTCGGATGGCTACGTTCATATCGACTTTCCCCCCCTTATCCTTCGGCTGAGTAAAAGCTCCACCGCTCTTTTTCGGTGTCTCTTCAGCTTTCAGCTTAGGATAAGCTTCTAATGTTTCCTTCAAAACTTCTTCAACTTCCTTTTGCGTCATTCCAGGAACAAGCTTGCCTGTCCCCTTAAGGAATGCCCACGTTAACTCAATATCAGCTCCTACACTAATTGCTGCTTTATTGAAGATGTTTTGCAACCGTTCAGTTTGTATCTCATTCTGCAGTTGCTGTATCTTCTCCAAAGCTGCATTGACGTCAGCCTTCCCCTTGTCATCCTCGAACCCAAGCGCTTTACCAAGGTTCTTTTTGAGAGCCTCTATCTCTTCAGCAAGAGCCTTGCGCTCGGTTCGGTACTTTGCCGCCTCCTTACGCACGGCTTCAAGTTCCTTGCGTAGAGCTTCAGGATCCAGCCCCGCTTGCTCTTTCCCGTCTGCTGCTTCCTGCTTCTCTTCGCTACCCGAGGGTTGATCTCCAGGATCACCCTCAGCAAATAGTTGCAAATTGAAATTATGCCTCAATGCGTCAAGCATTCTGTCGGCCTCCCTTTTGTATTCAAGATGCACCTGGCATCTTGTAGTTTATTATATACGCTCTCTATCTCTTTGTCTATTCCTTCCTGTAGTGTCTACAAACTCTCGTAATGCTGCTTGCTTTTCTCTGACCTTTGCTGCTGCTTTCTTCTTTTCCTCATCTGTGATCGCTACAGCTTCTCGTTGTTTCCATCGTCGAATTTCACGTTCAAGTCTTCGTTGCTCTTGTGCCTCTTCGAAGTCACCTTTGCCCATTTCTGCTTGTGTTGGTTTTTCAGTTAGACCTGGTATGTATGCGCCAAGCGAGTGACCACAGTTAGGATGAAAGAGCCCCTCAGCGATCGCTTCATCGAGTGACGGATATTGATCACTTTTCCCCGAGATACTGAGAATCTGTCCTTCCCACGGCCCGCAAAGTGGGCAAGAGTCAGCATGAAAACTTACAATAACCAAGTCATAGTCGTTGTCCTGCAACCGCTGTATCGCTCCTTCGATAGCCGCCTGTCCTGTCGTAGAACGTGTCGCCATTTCAGTGTATGAGTGTAGCGACCAAGTACGACCTGCTTTATCCTTAAACCCAGTTATACCTTTATCAGCAAATTCATTTAACGCTCGCTGTGCTGCTTGCTGTCTCGTTTCGACTCCCAGTTCAACCATTTGAGATGCCTTGCCAATAATTGAACGGTATTCATCGAGAGCTTGTCGTGTGATACGCAAGTGAGTTTGACCAAGCGTGCCTGCCAGTTGTCTAGTTAACAATGTGACCTTACGTTCGTCGATCATACCAAAGCCTGTCCTAATGTCGGGTTTTATCTTCTTGAGATCCGCTTCAACTCCCTTTTGACCTGTAGTGTATGCTTTCTTAACTGTTTCTGCTGCCACTTCTGGCATCTTCTTGTCAAGTTTCGCTACTTGCTTTTCTAGTTTCGATTTAACTCTGCTTATTTCTGCTAGTTTAACTGCTGCCCAGTCTGGAGCGTAGATATTGTCTGCTAACTCTTTCGCAATTATCTCAAGCATTCTAGTCTCTGCTTGAGTATAAAGCTCTAACAAATCTCGTGCTAACTGTTCAGCATATCTAGGATTGATAGACATAACTACCACTCTCTAAAGTCTGGCTCTGTTACTGCTCTCCCGCTTTCCTCCATAATGCGCTGCACTTCTGCTTGTACTTGATCATAGCTCCATTCAGGATGTAACATTTCAACCTTCGTCTGAATAGATGCCGCCTCTGCCTGGCTGATCGTAAGCACAGCACTTGAGAGCTCGCCCATCGATTCTTGTATCGAGTCAGCGAACGTGACACGTGGTCTGTATGCAATTGGTGTGTCGCTGTTAAGATAAAGTCGATCAACCTGAAGCGCAAGATGGAGAATATCCTCCATACGTGGTTTAAAATGAGCTGCTTTCTTCTGCTGAGTTTTGAGACTTTTACGCTCTCGTATCCTGAGTGCCGTCCCGCTTTCAGCACGTCCTTCGATGCTAAGACCAAACGATTGTGGGCTATAACCTGATGAAGTAATAATCCTGTCTAACAATTCTAAAGCCGTCTGTTGGTGCTCTTGTGCTCTTATTGCGAATTGCTGAACGGTGAGCGGTGCTTCTTCGCCTGGCGGCCCCATGTTGGGTAGTCTGACAAATACTGTCCTGTCCTCATCGAACATAAACTTACCGCTTTGGTCATCCTTCTCAAGCCATTGTGCAGGAACGATAATTCGTCCTCGTGCTCGTCGAATGTCGTCGATCCATAAGCTGAACGTTTCGTCGAGCGCATCCATAAGCGGTTCTTGTCCTGCAAAGTCGGACATGCCTAATGGAGATCCCCTAAATAACCTATTTGGTATTCGGTTTGGTATATATCTAACAAGTACGTCATCTATTCCTGTATTGACAACATCTTTCAATCCTTCAGTGCTTTCATGTGAGTCTAGCGGCATTCGTCTACCAAGTGAGATGTCTGATCCTTCGTATAACGCATTCTCAATAAGTCCCGCTTCTCTGTATTCAATATGACGCCACACCTTGCTTTGCGTCCGTTCTACTTCTCGCACGAAAGAAACTGATCTTAGGTCCCCTGCTATGCCGAACGTGGGATATGCCACGTCAGGCTGGCAAATAGTCACAAGTGGTATCGAGTACCATTCGCTGTCCCAATCTATTTTGAGATAGCAACCACCTAAAGCTGCGGTGATTTCTGCTGCCGATATCATCGTTGAGATGAAACTTGACTGCTCGATGATTTCGTCTAATCTTTTTTGCGCTTTTAGAGCTTCGCTGTTGCCGTCGGTTGCTTCGACAATCTCAATGGTGGGTTCTTCCGAAAAAAGAAGATCAGCCGACACGCCAGCGATGTCACCAGCGATCGGCACGTGGACTAAGGGTCGATTCTCGTCTTCGTATATTTTGCCCCAAAAACGACCCTTAGTTGTGCTTGAATATCCACAAACATAACGGTAATAGTTTGCAAGCCGCTCTGTATCTCCCGAATACCAAGCCGCCCATTCTTGCATTTTTGCACGTTCATTATCCCATATAGTAACGGGAGGCCACGTTGAAACATCTAATATTCTCATTTGTTATTCTCGCCCTCCCTCATTTTGTGAGTATACAATCACATTACTATTTATGTCAACATGATATTAAATATAAATATTACGAATCCATTACCAAGTTATAATATCGACCTAATCCATTGACTGCATATCGCAAAGCATCAAGACTGTGGTCATGTTCTTTAATTGGTTTGTCCTCGCCTCGTTCCTGTGCTTTCGGATCCCATGCATAGCTTGTAAATTCTTCTTGTAACCCCTTACATGATTTATGTATGAATAACTTTTCAGCCGAAAGTAGCGATGATATTTTTCTAATACCATCAAGCACCGTGTTGTCAGCTTGCGCCACTCGGCTTAATGCGGGATATTTTCGTCTCATTTGCCATAAAGCCAATCGAAATGACTTTGCCGACGGATCAATGAAGATCCATTCTGGTTTTATATCACCAAGCCAATTCACGAAATCTTCGGCATATTGGACATCTGTTTTGCTTCGTGATAATTCTGCTCCCGCTTCATGTCGATATTCTCGTAAAACATACAATTTATTATCAATGCCAATGCCGAGCAAGATGAAAGATGTTGCATTGCTTGTACCATAGTCGACGCCGACCCAACATTTCTTAATGCTCGGTATATCATCCGTCACATGTCGTGCCGCATCGAACATGTCATACACAACGCCTTCTGCCACAACCCATTGACCAAGGATGTAGCGCTGATACCATACGCCTGTATATTCGGTTTTTAATGCTTCTACGAAATCAGGATCCAAGAAAGGATTATCATCCAATTGAAAGTGAAAGTGTTTTAACCATCGATCATCTGTATTATCTATGAATTGCTTCAGCCAATGGTGTGGCGATCCTGGGTTACATGTGCCGTCAAACTTTGCACCTGGTTTATCAAGTCGTGACTTGAGCATTTCAAAAAATGATTCTGGCCAAGTGGTAACTTCATCACCGTATGCATACACAAGACCGATGCCTTGTATCTTGGTCACAGCTCGCTCGTCGTTTGCGCCAACCACATAGCATTTTCGACCGAATATGTCAACTAATCCATCGCCGTAAACTTGTGAAACACAATCAGGACCGTAAAGGTTTCGAAGCGGATCAATGATATTACGCTTTAGTGTACGCTCTGTCTTACCAACGAGCAGGAAATTGCCTTCACCTTGTTCAGCTACCCTCAACGGTAAAAGAAAGAAAGACCCATATGTCTTGCCGCTTCTCACTGCACCTGAAAGAATGTTCCAGCGTGCATTTGCTTCGGCAATCACATTAGCTTGTTTTTGACTGAACACTTGCCGCTTCCCTAATTGCATCTACAAGCTCCTTTAATTTGATATTATGATCATCCGAATCATCACCACGTTTTTTCTGCCCCCACCGCTCGGGGTAGCGACGCTCCAAATACCATGCGGCAGCTTGCCATGTCTCTTCTGATGCCGTAAGTATTGTCTGTATCCGCTTAGCTTCTGCAATCGCTTCTGCTTTTTTTACGGTCTCCGCCAATTCTGCATAGGGTTTCTTTCCCTCTCTCCCTTTCTTCATCCATTCGTAATATGTGCTTTGACCTATCCCTAGCGCTTTACATGCTGTCTCCACATAATTACCATTTGCTATGAAGGTAGCGATTTTATCAATCATCTCTTTCGTTAATTTTGTTTTTCTCATTTATCATCCCCACAATCATAGTTGAATTATATCCTTATAGCAATATTCTTTTCCATCTCTCTCGCATGTTATTTTTTTTTGCACCGCACAATTTTGCATATCGTTTAATAATTACATCACAATATATAGGATCGAGTTCTATTATATTGCATCTCCTGCCAGTTATTTCAGCCCCAATTAAAGTGCTCCCGCTGCCTCCAAAAAAGTCAACAATAAGATCATCTGGCAACGAACTATTTTCTATTGCTCGTGGGGTGAGATATAAATACCCACTTCATTCAACCAACACCGCCTTTTGTCCCGTGAAGTTTTCCCAGCGCTTAACAGCTAAATCACAGTAAACAGGGGATAACTCCATTGCGTAGCATTTACGCTCGGTCTGTTCAGCCGCAATTATAGTGGTGCCGCTGCCGGAAAACGGCTCAAGCACAATACCGCCTTTGTCGCTGTGCATTTTGATGCACCGCCATGGAAGCTCCACAGGGAACATGGCGGGGTGCTCCTTGTTTGCCCGGACAGTGGTCATCTCCCATATCCCAGCATAGCCCCATTTCTTGCGTTCTTCCTTTGTAAGCCGTTTCACAAATTTATAACTGTGTCTCGCAAAGGCTGACAGCCATACATATTCCTGATCGTTATATTCCTCAACTTCAACTTCTCCTTTATTGCTGAAGGCTGAAATATACTCATACTGCTGAACCGGCTTGTTTGAAACAAGATGATAAGGGCCTACGCCAAAATTCATGCCTTGCTTTTTCCATATGCGAATCCAGATAGGGCGGTAACCGTTTTCCAAAAACATGTTCACACTGTAAACACTGGTGGGTTCAATAAACTGAGAGCCGGTGGCATAGAGATCGCCTAAGTTCCAGCAGACAATATCTGCATACCTGCACAGGTTTCTAATCACTGGGCGTACTGTCTCGAACCATGGTTCAATCCCTGCCTTTTCATATTCTTTGCCTACCCCATATGGAGGGGAAGTAACCGCCATTTGAGCATGCGCTCCGTCCATGAGCTTTGCGAAGTCAGCCTCGCTCGTGGAGTCGCCGCACATCAAACGATGATTCCCGAGGAGCCAGATATCGCCCCGCTTCGTTACAGGCTCGCGCTGCACAATTTCCTCGTGCGCTTTATCTATGTCAAAGCTGTCTTGTATCGCCTCTTTGGAGTACCATTGGTTAAGCAGTTCGTCTATTTCAGGAGCGTCAAAACCGGTAAGCGAAACATCAAATGCACTTGCGTCCAACTCAGCCATCAGTTCAGCCAGTTTGTTCTCGTCCCAATCGCCCTGAATTTTGTTTAATGCCAGATTCAGCGCCTTTTCCTTTGTTTCGTCCAGGTCCACAACAACACAATCCACTTCCCGCATACCCATGTCGAGAAGCACCTTATACCGCTGATGGCCGCCGACAATGTTTCCGGTGCGCTTGTTCCAGACGATAGGTTCCACATAGCCAAACTCCTGTATTGACCGCTTGAGTTTCTTATATTCCGGGTCACCGGGCTTAAGGTCTTTTCTCGGATTATATGCAGCAGGATTTAGCTTCTCTATCGGTATTTTTCTTATTTCCATGATTTAACCTCCTAGATGAAATTGGCCTTCTTTTTAGCCATCATTATCATCCTTTAACAGAAAAACGGCAACGTCTACCCCTTCACCGTCTCCTTCTATACGTGATATGTGAATTTCTTTTATTTGCTTGTCATCGACGTATATAATACCGTTCATACCATCTTCGATGCTTTTTAAAATATTCGACGTGTCGGCTCTACTTTTTGAGGATCTTATTGTTAAGTCCAACCTGACGGGATCTTTTGTAGGCTCTTCTTTATATGCGCTCCTCGCAA